CTAACTTCTTCGAAACAGGTGCTGTTTACGCTCCATATGTTCCGTTGATTATGACTCCTTTAGTGTACGACCCAACTAACTTCACTCCAAGAAGAGGAGTTATGACTCGTTACGCTAAGAAAATTGTTAGACCAGAATTCTACGGTAAAATCGTAATTGATGGTTTAAACACTTTGTAATCTTAACGGATTAGAGTAATAAGAAAAGGGGTAACGAAAGTTATCCCTTTTTTTTATTTTAATATCATATTTATAGTAGTAAAACTATAAATTTTAGATATGTCTGTAAACACATACTGGTCTGGCTCAACAGTGGCAGCATTTTCGGCATCGGTGGCATCATCGGAAGCAACTCCATTTGGGTTGTATGATACTGATACTGATTTTAGAAATGATGCTCCCAAAACTGCTACATGGGTAGCAAAGCGATTGGGGTATCCTATTGTAAATATTGAGTTGGATAATCAACAAATTTGGGCATGTTTTGAAGAAGCAACTTCGGAATATTCTGCACAAGTAAATCAATTCAATCTTAGAAATAACTTAGATATTTTAAGAGGTCAACCAAAAGGTAAAATTGCAAACTATTCGCAAACCTTAGTTGATGGTTCATTCTTACCTACTGCTATTCGTATGGCACAACAATACGGAACTCAAGCGGGAGTAGGTGGTTCAACTGCAATTAAAAAAGCATATATCGAATTAACGCCTGGAAAGCAGAAATATGATATAATGAAAGAAGCAGTTGATGTTGAAATGTTGGAAGCAAGTGGAAGTGCCTCTGCATCGTTTTCTACAATTTTTAGTGGAGGGTCTACGATAGATGTGACTAGAGTATTTCATGAGGCAACTCCTGCTATTGCTCGTTTCTTTGACCCATATTCAGTTGGTGCACAAGGAACTCTAAACTTAATGAGTGAATTAGGATTTGGAAACTTCTCTCCTGCTGCACAATTCTTAATGATGCCAATTTATGAGGATGTATTAAGAATGCAACAAATTGAATTCAATGACCACATTCGTAAATCGGCACATACATTTAATATAGTAGACAATAAATTGGAAATATTCCCTATACCAACTACTGGCACTGTTAGTAGAGTGTATATAGAATATATGAGTAGAGATGAATTTGAACATGATTCTCAAACTATTCAATCGGATTCACTTTCGGATTATTCAGATATTCCATACGATTTTATTCAATATTCGGATATAAATGATGTAGGTAAACAATGGATTAGAAAATATACATTAGCATTATCAAAAGAACTATTAGGAGCGATTAGAGAGAAATATAGTTCAGTACCTATACCAGATGGGGAAGTATCCTTAGATGGGGCAGCATTGAGAGCAGAGGCACAGGTAGAGAAAGATATGTTGATGACTCAATTGAGAGAAAATTTGGAGGAAATGAGTAGAAAAAATGTATTTGAAAAACAAGCACATGAATCAACTCACCATCAAGAAATGTTAAGAAAAGTTCCTTTAAAAATATATGTAGGATAATATGCCAAAGTTTTTAGTAGGTAGAGATATTGATTTCTTTAGAAGTGTAAGTAGAGAATTGGTTGATACAGTCATCCAAACAGCTATTGTATTATTTAAAGTAAACACATACGAAAGTAAAGTAAATATTTATGGTGAATCCCTAAATAAAACTTGGTATCCGGGTGTTGAAATGTATTGTATAGTAGATAAAGAGCCTGAAAATGTAGTATATGAAGGATTTGGACCTGATAATTCTCAGACAATAACTTTTAAGTTAGATAAATTGACTTGCGAAGAAAAAGGTATATATCCTGAAATTGGTGATATGATTTTCTTTGACCAATCTTATTATGAAATTGATAACACAAATGAAATTCAATTTATAGGAGGACAGCCTGATAACAATTATAGTATAGTTTGTACGGCATTTATGACTAGAAAATCGGATTTAAATATAGAAGCAAGAGTAAAATAAATTAAAATATGCCAGCATCAAATCCAATTAGACCGGAATTAAATAGAGCAAAGCAAATAAAATCGGAAAAAACCGATATAAAGCATTCGGTATCGTTATTTGATATCGATTATGCTATGATGTCTTACTTAGAAGATGTTGCATTACCTACATTGGAAGAAGGTGATGGTAATGTTGTAAAGATACCTGTAATTTATGGCAATTCGGAAAGATGGAATGGTGCGAGAAGAGAGGGTATATTTAGAGATATAAAAGGTAAAATACAATTACCTTTAATGATGATTAGAAGAACATCGATTGCAAAGGATGAATCCATGCCAATGCTAAATAATCATGTTTCATATCAAACTGTAACCAAATGGAATAAAAATAATAGATACGATAGATTTACTTTATTGGGTAATACAAGACCATCGTATGAATTATACAATGTAACAATGCCGGAATATGTAGAAATAAACTACGATTGTATGGCTTGGACATCATTTACAGAACATCTTAATAAAATTATTGAAAATCTTACATTTACTACTGATTACTGGGGTGATAAGAAAAAATATAAATTCAGAACTACAATTGCAGATTATAATGTAATAAATGAAGTAGGTGAAGGAACTGAAAGAATTAATAGAGTAGAATTTACACTAAATGTTAAAGCTTATTTATTGCCAGATAAATTCGATGGAGAATCTACAACTAAAAAATCATATAGTCTTAAAAAAGTAGTAGTATCAACTGAAACGGATGCAACTGCAAATGGTAGATTGGAGGGATTATTAACTACACCATCTCCTTATTATGATAATAAAGATTTGGTAGACTTTCTTTCATTGAATAATAGTAGAATAGGTAATGCTGTTTCGGATAATACTATAACATTTACTGATATAAAATTAATAAAAACACCAGAACAATTGGCATCGGTAGTAACGGCTGGATTATCTGTGGCTGGATTGACATATGACATAAAAGTATACATAAATGGTGTTAAATATAATCAAACAACACATTTCACTGTTACAATAACAACTACAAGTTTTACAATTAATTTCATTCCAGCTAATTTGGGATTCAATGTAACTCCTACCGATGAAGTTATTATAACTGGTAAATTTGTCGATTTATAATGAAACGAAGTCTATTAGACATAACAAAAAAAATAAGTAGAACTCCAACTAAAGTCGTATTAACTACGAAAGATTTGGATAATTCTACCTATTGGATTTTCGAAGCAAAAGGATATAAATTTGTTGATGTATTACGAGAAATAGAACTTAGAACAACTCAAGATAGAGTTACAATATATGTAAATACTCAAAATATTTCGGCTAGAGACTATGTAATAGAGCAAGGTGGCGATGGATTATTGGTTAAATTTATAAAGAACAATTTTGAATATCAGTTAGACACTGATGATTACATAGAAATAAAAGGAGATATCGAACAATATGCTTAGACAATTTTCATCAAATACAAGAAAATTGAATAGAGTGATTGCAAAAATCAATCCAAATAATCTTGTCGATTCCGATTTAACAGGTAGTTTATTGAAAATAGAAATACCATCTTCTACCAAATATCAATCAAAAGCTAAACAATCAGTATTTAGTTCAGTTGTAAATTCAAATAATTTAAATACCGAATCATATTTGACTGCGAGTTTAATGAATATACAATTACCAACTTCGCAATCATTACAATCTCATACTCGTTCTAATCCAAATCCAATTAAAATTGTTAATAATGATAATGTTATAAATGATTTTAATTCTCAAATATTTGAATATAGTGCTAGAAATATACAAAAAGCAATTAGTGAATTTGATGTTCCAAATAATGCATTAATTATAAAAAATACATTATTAGATTATGGTACGGAAGATGTTACGGCTGAGAATTTTGAAATATTTATGTTTGGATTGCATATTCCAACTGATTTCGATGTAAAACAAATTAATAATAATGTTGTAATATTATTAAATGATAACTATGTTGATTTTGATAATACTACAATCAATGATATTTATGTTTGTGGTAAATTTGCGAATATCAATTTAGATACTGAAAATTTAATAGATTTATTAACCGAAGATGGTGAAGAAATAATTATATAATAGAATGGCATTAAAACAATCAAAGAGAATATCAGAATTAACTGCATTAGAAAGTGCATCATTGCAAACCACATTAGTTGGCGTTGATAATGGTACTACTTATAAAGTAACATTGGATGTGTTAGAAGATGCTATTATAAATATGGTATCACGCTCTACCGATTTACGATTGGATGCATTGGAATTATATACATCATCGTATAGTGCAAGCTCCATACCAAATGGAACAATAAGTTCATCGGCGCAAATATCTGCATTTGGATTTATAAGTTCATCGCATACCGATATAACTTCTTTAAATTCATTTACATCTTCACAAAATACATTAAATTCTGCATTCACAAATGGAATAAATGCAAGATTACAAACATCTTCATTTAATGATTTTTCAGCATCAATACATACCGAAATTGTAGCGGCTACAAATGAGCAATCTTTTAATGGATTAATAAGTGGCAGTTCTCAATTAACATCTTCGTATGATGAAAGATATGTTTTAAGTGGGAGTATTGCACAAACAACTTGGGATAATATAGCAAACATACCATCTGGTATAGTTTCACAATCTACGGATATTGCAGATTTCACATTTACAAATGGTACAATTACTAATGGAGAAATAACATTACATGCAACCAATAGTGATATAGTTTTTAATGCAGATGGTGCAGTTTATATTGGTTCTTCGAACGCAGGAAATGGAATTGTTACCGATGGATATTTAGCAGGAGTTATTGGTGATACGAATACAGTTAATAACTCAACCGGTCATACTATAACTGATAATCTAACCAATATAATCAACTCAATTCCAACTATACCTATTGGAACAATTAGTGGTTCGGAACAAATAACTGCATTAGGATTTATAAGTTCTTCGCAAACAATAGATACGGGTTCATTAGCAACAACTGGTTCAAATACATTCAACGGAAACGAAACCATAAGTGGTTCTCTATTCATAAGTGGAACAACCGAATTAGGTGGAAATATTGTTCCTAAAGAAGCAAGAGGTGCAACATTAGGAACACAAGATAAACCATTTGCAGATATATTCATTCAATCAGCATCTATTCATATTCAATCCGATACACCAGGTGTTCCAGATACAACTCTTTCAAATGTTAGTGGAAATATTTTACTATCTGCGGGCGGTATGCAATTATTAGGCGATGGTGCGTTTAACGCCGCAACGGGGTCATTCCAATATTTAAGTGGTAGTTTTAATCATATTGGAACTATAACTAGAGTAGGTAATACAATACTGACTGGAAGTTGGTCTTTATCTGGTTCGACTTATTATTCTGAATTGGGAACATCCCTATCTACTTTTAGTTCTTCATTAAATAGTAGAATTATTGCAGCAACTAACGAACAATCTTTTAATGGGTTAATTAGTGGTAGCTCTCAATTGACATCTTCATTTGATACAAGATACACATTAAGTGGTAGTATAAGTTCAACACCATCCGGAACAATATCAGGTTCTTCACAAATTACTTTATTAGGATTTGTAAGTTCATCTATAACTGCATCTTCTTTTGTAAGTGCAAGTTCAACAACAAATGTAATACTATTCACCAAAGGTGATGGGAGTACATTATCTGTCACAGTTGCTACCGGTAGTGGAACATTTGTAACTGGTTCATATGCTACATTTCACGATACAACTACTCAATCGGGGTCTGCATCAACTGCATATGTAATGAAATTAAATACTACCGATAATAATGATGGTATAATACTTTCCGGTAGTGGTGGTATGAAGGTATTACAAGCAGGAACATATGATATTGAGTTTTCTGCACAAATGGTAAATGGTGCAGGTTCGGAAGATGTTGATATATGGTTACGAAAAAATGGAACAAATGTAACAGATAGTAATACTCAAGTAACCATTCCATCAAACCATAAATTAGTAGCAGCTTGGAATTGGCAAGATAGAGCAAACGCAAACGATGTGTATGAAATTATGTGGAGTTCTACAAGTGGTAATTCAACAATATCAGCAATACCATCGGCAACTTCACCAACAAGACCAGCAGTACCATCCGTAATTGCAACAATACATAGAGTAGATGTTGGTGGTGGTAGTAATATGGTAACAACTGGTTCATTTAATGCATATACATCTTCAATCAACAATTGGACAAGTTCGGTAGAATTAAAAGGTAGTGGAATTTATAGCTCTTCTGCTCAATTACCAAACGGATTAATTAGTGGTTCATCACAACTTACTGCTTCATACGATACTCGTTATACTTTGAGTGGAAGTGTAGTAAGTGGAACAACGCCAGCAGGAACTATAAGTGGTTCTGCACAAATTAGTGCATTTGGATTTGTTAGTGGTAGTTATACAACAACCTCATCATTTAATTCATTTACTGCATCTGCTTTAACAACGGGTTCTAATACATTTAGTGGTTCTCAAATTATAAGTGGAGCATTATATGTAACATCTATAACATCTATAAGTTCTTCATTTTCATTACCATCAGGTTCTTCTTTGATGATATTGAGTGGTAGTAACATTTATGTAGATTCAAGTGGTTCAATCACAGGTTCATTATCGGGTTCAATTTTTGGAATTGGTGATGTTGTAGCATTTAGCTCATCTGTAAATAGTAGATTAAATAGCGCAGGTGGTGTAGCAGGAACTATTAGTAGTTCTGCACAAATAACTGCATTTGGATTTGTTAGTGGTAGTTACGAAACAACGGGTAGAAGTATTGTATCAGGCTCATCTCAATTGACTTCATCATACGATACTCGATATACTTTAAGTGGTAGTGTGAGTGCGGTTCCAGGTGGAACAATTAGTGGTTCTGCTCAAATAACTGCATTTGGATTTGTAAGTGGTTCATATGAAACCACTGGTAGAAGCATTGTTAGTGGTTCATCACAATTAACATCATCATTTGATAGTAGATATGTTTTAGAAACAGAGACTGGTTCATTGCAAACATCAATTACAAATTTAAACTCTACAACTGCAAGTTTATTAATTGAAACTTTAAATTTAGAAACATTTAGTTCATCCGTATTATCTAGATTTACTACATTAGGAACATATACATCTTCATTAAATATTTGGACAAGTTCAATAGCAACTACGGGTTCAAACTCATTTAATGGAAATCAAACTATTACGGGTTCATTGAATGTAAGTTCCATCGCCGTAGTTAGTTCATCATTTATTGCAAATAGTTCATCTTTAACTTTAAATAGTGGAAGTAATTTTTATTTACAAAATAATGGTATAGCACAAATTACTGGTTCATTAGTAGTTAGTGGTTCTACTATAAGTTTAATAACATCGGTATTACAAGTTGGAACTGGTAGTGGTGATGAAGGTGGTGAAATTCTATTAGCAAAATCGCAAACAAATAACTCACTTACCGGTAGTGGTGTAACGATAGACTCGTATCAAAATAGATTAAGAATTTTTGAACAAGGTGGAAATGCAAGAGGTGTATTTGTTGATTTAACAAAAGCACCCAATGGTGTAGCTGGTGAATTATTATGGAAAGCCGGTGGATTGGTAAATGCGGATGTTGATGTTACATTGGGAAATTTGAAAGCAAGAATACCATCAACGGGAAATAGAAGTTTACAATTATCAACTGTCTCCGGAACATATTCAGTTTATGGTAGTGGTGTATATTCATTTAGTGGTATTTCTGGTACAACTATCGCAAGTGGTTCACCTTTATCTATTACAACAACACCTGCATATATAATACCATCATATAACTTTACAGTCGCAGGTGCAGTTGATACTTGGACTCTTATGGATACATCGGCTGGAATTGCTTGGAGAATAACAATGATAATAGGAGCAAGTTACAATAACAATATGATTTCAATCGAAAGATTAGTTTAATATATTATGGCAATAGTATTCACACAAGGAATAAATTTAACACCACTAACACCTCCAACTTCTCCAATAGTAAGTAGTGGGTTGGTATTTAATTTACAAACTGCACCATCCTCCGGAACAACTTGGACAGATGCAAGTGGAAATGGATACAATGCAACAATTTCAGGTTCCGCAACTTATGTATCTAATAATGGTGGTGGAATAAAATTAAACAATCCGAACTATACTGGAACTGATTTCATTAGCGTTCCTTACAATATAGCTAGTACAACTACGACAGTAGAAATTGTAGCATCATTTAACCCAACTTCATTTTGGGCGACTATTTGGGGTAATGAAAGTTATAGTGCTGGAAGTGGATATTTTGCATATATGCCAGGTGCAACATTTATAACATATGGTAGACCTGGTGCAACGGTGCAAGAAACCATAACGGCTAGTAATTCAATAAGACATTGGATTTTTGTATTAAATGGCACTAGTCGTAGTTTATACTTAAATGGTACTCAATTGGGAACTACTAAATTGGGTTCAAATGCTGGATATGCAACAAATAATTTTTACTTTGGTTCAAGACACACCAATGCAGGAACGGGTGCAACTGATAAACTGAATAACTCAAATTCGGCAAATTATCCTGTATTTTATCAAATGAGATTATATAATAAAGCATTATC